ATGAGCAATTTATGATTGGTTCTAAAGTATTTGCTGTTGGTGATGATGGTGAAGCTGAAACGCTAGAAGCAGGAAGTTACACTATGGAAAATGGCAACAAAATGACAATAGGTGATTCATCTGAAATCTTAGACTTAGGCGAAGAAAAAGAAGCTGAAGATGTAGAAGCATCTGAAGAATCTAAAGAAGAAGAACTAGCAGAAGAGGCGGACGTTGCAGATTGGAAAGGCATGGAGATAAGAATAAAAAACTTAGAGGATGCCGTAGCTGATCTTAAAGCTGATAAAGTAGAAGCATCATCTGAAGTAGTTGAAGAAACTGAAGAAGTTAAAGAAGAAGAAAAAACTGAAATGTCATCTGAAGTTATAGGTGATCTTATGACACAAATAGAAGAACTTAAAAGTAAAATAGTAGAATTAAGTGGCGAACCTGCAACGGAAGGTATTAATTACAATCCTGAAGGTTCTAGTTTTGATTCAACTATGGATTTGGCTAAACTTTCAATTAGTGAAAGGGCAGCGTATTATATTAACAATAAATAAATTTAAAAATGGCGAAAAATAAATATGTTCCAACGAACATTAGTAAAAGACGTGATTTTGATATCACAGTAAATCCTGCTACTACATACGCAGGTGAACAAGCTTTGCCTTACGTTACGGCTGCTGTCAAATCTAATGATACGATTGCTAAAGGTTATGTGAGACAAATGGATGGTTTAACAAGTAAAGCGGTAATTAGTAGTTTGGTTACTAGTGATCCTATAGTAGCAGCGGCATGTGCGTTTAATGATGCAGGTACTACTACTTTAGGTGAAAGAGTACTTACTGTAACTGATTTAAAAGTAAATCGTGAGGTATGTCGTAAAACACTTTATCCAACATGGGTTGGAAAAAATATGACTCAAAACGGTAATTTGCCACAATCATTTGAGGACTTCTTATTACAAGTTGTCGCAGGTCAAGCTTCAGCACAAATTGAAAATGGTATATGGGTTGCAGATGCAAATAACATATTTGGTGCAGGATTTCTTTCTAACGATGGTGTTTTTGACCAATTAGGTCTTAACGCTTCAGCGTGTGCAGACTTTACACAAGTGACAATGGCTGGTGTAGGTACTGCGATTGATGCTACTAATATAGACGATTGTCTAAAAGCAGTTTACGATAAAGTTGTATCAGATCATCCTGGATTAGAATTTAAGCAAGGTTTTGGTTTTTATATGAATAATAAAACTTTCAGCTTTTACTCACAATTCTTAGCAGGTACAGCAACAGGTCAAGGTATTAATATGGTGGGTTTAACACTTAACCCTGAGGGGCTTAGTTATTTAGGACACCCAATATACAGATGTCCAGGTATGCCAGATGATGCCATTGTTGCAACATATACTGACAACTTAGTAGTAGGTTCTAATTTAGGCACAGATATGACTGAAGCGATTTTAATACCGACATATCAATATGATGGTTCAGATAACATAAGAGTTGTAATGAACTTTGGCTTAGGTGTACAATCAGGAATCGGAACTGACGGAGTTGTTGGTGTGACGTTCTAAAAAACCTTAAACGGGAGGTTGAAATATACCTCCCTTTTATTAACTTTTAATAAATAATAATTATGGCTTGTGATATAACAAGAGGACGATTAATAGATTGTAAAGACCAGATCGGTGGCTTGAAAGCAATTTTTATAGCTAAGTCTTATAGTAATAACGTTAGTGCTACAGCTACGATAAATGCTACTGAAATGACTACAGCAGGGTTTGCAAATTGGTCATGCTGTGGTGGTACTGTTACAGTTTTCAAATATGACTTAGTACCTAATTTATCAAGTATGACAGTTACTATCAATTCAGACAATGCTAATGGTACAACATTTTTTACTCAGGCGTTATCTGTAACACTACAAAAGATTGACCATGACATGACTAATGAACTTAGACTCATGGCATATTCAAGAAGTCAAATCTTTGTACAAGATACTAACGACAATGTTTTCTTATTAGGTATTGACAATGGTTGTCACGTATCAGGTGGTACTGTAGTAACAGGAACAGCTAAGGGCGACATGACAGGTTACACTATAGAATGGAGTGCTGAAGAAAAGAACGCTTTAATACAACTTCCTGCTAGTGCAGGAGCAGCTACAGCGAAATATCCATTTGATGGTTTAGCTGATGAAGCGAATCTAACTATTACATCAGGATCTTAATCGTTACTCAATAACAGATAAAAGAGGGGGTTTTTACCCCCTTTTTTTGTACACTTAAAAACAATAATCTTA